ATCAAGAACGCCATAGAAGGCGTCGTCAAGTTGGAACGGAGTACCAAAGCCTGTGGTGGTTTGGAACCCGACCAAGACTTGGTATGTAGGGACGGTCATTAGAAGGTAACCGCCGGTGCGAACACAACGCCTGAATCTCTCTGTGCGGCAAGAATGGCGTCAATGATGTCCTGCCCAATAGTTGCGGGGGAACTGATCAGGCCCGCGTCCAGGTTGATTGTGAGGTTGTCAAATGGGCCAATACCACCAATGCCTGCATTTGCAAAGCCTCCTGCGTTGCCTGAAGTGTTATCAATGACTGGTGCTGCCGTGTTTTGGACTTTGCCTGGCGCTGATGCTGCCACTGCCGGAGGTGCTGCAAAGACTTCGGGGTTGGCCGCAATGATTTCCTTTTGGGATTCCTCAAATGCTCGAGCGCTTGTCAAGCCTCCTCCGCCGTCTCCGGAACCGCCGATTTTGGGCATTGAGAAACTTTTGCCACCAAGGCCGGGAACCCAGTCTGGAATGGTGAAGGATAAGCGTCCAACGGTGTTGTTCCATATTGCAGCGATTCCCTTAAATGCGATTTGTGCGGCGCTTAATAGACCCTGAAAGATTGGGATAACAACATTTGAAGCCCACCATCTGATTGCACCAAATACATTGTCAACAATTGTTCGGAAGGTCTCAAACTTTTTGTAGGCCACAACGGCGGCGGCGGCTACTAATCCGATACCTATGGCAATGGCTGTGATGATGTTAATGGCTACGACGGCGGCGGCAATGCTTGCAAGTGCTACGCCCATAATGGTAAAGAACTCGGGATTGTCTTGGGCCCATTTTGCAAACTTGTTGACCAGTGGAAGCACCGCGTCAAGTACCGGAATGAGGGCTGCGCCGATGCCTTCTTTAAGTTCGGCAATACCAAGAGTGAATTGGGCTAGTTGTCCTTCGGTTGTTTCGCCTGCTGCCTTACCAAAGCCGCCAAAATTTTCCGTTAGTTTCTCGGTGATAGCACCAAAGTCTTTAGATTTGATAAGGCTTTGATCAAGTCCAAGTCCTAGTTTGCCAAGGGCATTGGTGTTGCCGTCATATCCTTTGGCCAAGGCGGCGGTAACTGTCTCGAGGCTTTTGCCTGAACCTTTTGATATGTCAACGGCAAGGGCTAATAGTTCCTGAGCCTTTGTGACATCTCCGGTACTGCGCGACAGTCGGGCCATGGCCGGGCGCAGTTCGTCGTCGGCAGTATTGGTTGACAGCATTAATGTGTCAATGAAGTTCCCGTTGGCTTTAATTGCGGCGTCAGTTGCCGTGGTTGATTTGCCAAGGGCGATGGCTAGAAGGTTGGCGGCTGCCTGGTCTTCCATGGCTGCTTTGGTGCAGTCAACAAGTCCTGCCGCTAACGCTGCAATGGCAATACCTGCGGGGACGGCTGCCTTCTTGATTGCGAACTGGGCCTTCTCGCCGTTGGTCTCGAGATTCTTAAATTCCTTGACGGCGGAGGAGATTCCCTTGCCGTCAAATGAGGTCACGATTGGGATTGAAAGGGACATTACTTAAGTTCCTTTTCTACAAGTGCCACTACGGCGTTGGTTGCGTTAAGCATTTCGCGTTCAATTTGTTTGCGTTTGCGAAACACGGCTGGGCCCAGGTTGCGTGTGTGGTTTGCCTTGGGCACTGACCCAAGACTGTCGCTCAGTTTGTTTTGGTTTGCGCGTCCAGCAGATTCCCAAATGGCAGCGCCCGCGTTCATTTGTGCAATGTAGATCAGCGAGGTTGCTTCTCGAGATGCGTCAACCTTTAATTTGACCCCGGCGATTGCTTTGGATACGGAGAATGGAAACTTCTTGGAACCGCTTTGTGTCCAGTTGCGGGCCATGCCGGACAGGTACTCGCGCTGGTATCCAGCCTGGACTTCCTGAATTGCTGGTTGTGCAATGCGGGTAGCGTCGGCTGTGAACTGTTTGCGGAGGCCCGGTTCAACTTTGTTTAGAGAGCGGATAGCGTCACGAACACCGACAACTTCAATGGATGTGTTGGTTGTCATCGTCTGCTTCTTTGTGCTTTCTCTTGTTCGTTTAGGACATCAACAACCGTGAACAGGTCATCAGTGTCAAATGGAATTTCAGGAACCCAGTATCCAGTAGCGACAAGGACCTCCGCTAAAGAGCGTCGGAAACTGCCGCTTCTGTAAAACTTGGGGCATCCTCTGACACCACATCTATTGACTTGGTTTTCTTTATGAACTCATCAAAAGCCAAGGGAACCGTTACGCCCGCGACCTTTGAACTTTCGTAAGCAAAGAAAGCCAGGTCCTCCGCGCCGATTCCGTTGGCAAGACTTGATGCTTGCTTCTTAAATTTGCGTTCCCATGCAACGACTACGAAAAGGTTTGTTTCGCATTCATAGCCGTCGCCTTGGACTGGTGTTACTTGAAGTCTTATTTTCATTTTTTCCTTTGGTTGTTTTGGTTATTGATTAGGTCTAGACGATGTCTCGTACCCAGGTGCCGTTAGAGAAACTTACCGAGGCTACGGCAAGGGTCCCGATAGACGACATGATCACCGGGGCTGCATCCAAGGTACAATTCGTAATGATGAACTCGGGATTGCTGGCTGATTCTGTGGTTCCCGATGGTGACACGGTGATTGTGCATCCACCAGCAGACACGATTGCGCTGAGGAGTGTTTCAATTTCACCAACGCCATAGGAAAGGTACAGGTCCAGGTTGACCGCCACGGTCTGAAGGCCCTTGGTTGCCTGTCGGCCGGTGTCGGCTAGCGAGGTGCTCTCAAGCAACTCAAAGCCCAGCATTACTTCACATTTAGAAAGTTGATCGCTGACATCAATTGCTGAGCCGCCGGTTGGTGTAATGTTGCAGGTTGCGCCTGACAGGAATGTTGTTGTTGCCATGGTGGCTCCTTAGTTTCTCCGTACCGCTATTGCAACGGTGAGGTCGTATGTGGGTATGTCTTGCCCGCCGTAGTTTGCATTACCCGGGCGGGCATCTGTTACTGCGATGGGCGAGTTCATTATTGTGTCAACGATTGTCATTAGGTAGTCTCCGGCGTCGCTGTTAGCAGGTGGTGCGGCAAGAATGCGGACTGGTATGCGGAAGTCTCCGACATTGTAAGTAAATGATGTCATTACCGGGAGTTCAATCATTACTGACATTGGGCGCGCATTGCGCGGGTCTGTGACGGGTTTGAGACCGAGGGCGGTTAGTTGTGTTTTGATTGCGTTGACTGCGTCGGCAAGGATTCCGGTGGCGGCCATTATGCGACCTGTGGCCTTCCGCAGCCAAGGAGTGCCATGATTTGGCCAAGTGACATGGTGGGGGTGCCCATGTTCATTGACTCAAAACTTGAAAAGCCATCTACGGCTCCTCTTGATCTGTACTGGATTGCGGCGTACTGAATGGTCCCCAGTTTTGCTGCGCCGTCGGGTGCGCTACTTAAGGAGTCGGTGTAACCGGCCTCGCGACGCTTGCGAAATGCCCAGGAGTTTGCAGCCGATACACAGACGGCGATGAAGGCCGTGTCGTTGGCCGTTGCGACCTCTATGCCAAGCCAACTGGTGACATCGGCGCTTGTGACCCATTGCGGGCTGGGGGTGAAAGCGACAGTGCCGCTGGCAATACTTCGCGCAAGGTCATCACCTGCGCTGACATATATAAATTGGTTTTCCATGATGGTGTCATAGTCAAAAACTAAGTCACCTTCTTCGGATACGCCCATAAACAAGTAAGGCTCGGTAGAAATAACAGTGTGGGTGCCGTTGAAGTTGTGGGCTGCGCCTGCTACAACTACCGAGTCTTGACTTTGAATGTCTGTGTCAACAAAAGTCTGCAAGATGGCATAGTCCTCTAGTCGCGTGTGAAATGCGAGGTTAAAGGTAGCCATGGTCTTGCAGTCTTTCTAGTTCGTCTTTATCAGACGAATGCAGCCTTGACAAACTTGCTTGAGTCAATCATGAGCGTTGCAAGATAGCCCCTGAAGGCTATTGTGCGGGACATCGTAGATGGTACGTCAATGGACAACGCGCCCTTCTGTTGCTCGAAGATTTCGTAGCCAGATGCATCGCCAAGAATGATTGTGGCTGCAGCAAAGTTGCGATCAACAACAACTGAAAGACCAAATGCATTTCCAGCAGGTTGTCCTGGAGCCAAGTTACCAAATGCGTTCATTGGTCCGATTTGTGGGAACAACGGACGCTTTGACGAATCGCTGAGGCTGAGTAAGTCCCCCCAGATGTCTGGTGAAAGGAACAAATGTGTCGGCAAGTTACCGTTAGACGATGACAAGATTGTTGTTGCTGCACCTGCTACCCATGCTGCCCAAACGCTTGGGTCATCCAAGTCTGCAGCGGTAAAGTTACGAGTAACTGTTGTGCCGGTCTTGAGGTTGTCTGCAGCCACATTGTCTGTTTCGTTTGCATAGATACGAGCCATGTCGTCAAGTACAAGTCCGATAATTTCGGGCTGGCTCCAGTCAATTGACTGTTCGGAGAGGGTCACGAATCCACCGTAACTACCCTTAGTAACTTGGTTGTCTGTGACAACAAAAGTTCCTTGAGTAAGCGCGGTGTTTTCAGTTGCCTGGTTGCCAATGCTTGTGTGCGTTGTTACCTCGGGGCGGATGAACACCTTGCCACCTTGTGGCATTGCCTTTGCACCGATTGCATCAATGACCGGACGACGACCAATGAAGTTGTTATATACGGGCTGGACGATTGGCAATGGAAGGACACCAGGAATATCTGATGTGATCACATTCGGAGCGGCGGCGCGTAAGCCTTCGCTCATTTCGCGCCACTTGTCTCCACCGACAAAAGCGGCTGAAATGTATTCTGCTGCGGATGGCATGATGAATTCACGCTTGGCCGTTGCATAGATTGGGGTTGTTGGGATGATTGAAGCCTCAACCTCAACCACTGGGTTTTCTTGTGTAGCCACTTCGGGTTCCTCCTCGGAATCTATTGGGGTGGGTTCGGTTGCATCTTCTTCTGGTTCTGATGCAGCGATTTCTGTGATGACAGCATCCTTGAACGCTGGCTGTGCGACCAAACTGATCTCCACGAGATCA